TTAGTGCTACTATATAATCAAACATTTAGAAAGGGTTGCCATATGAAAGTAAATTATTGAATGGACTGGAGTGATTTGAATAATGGAATCAAATTATAGATTTTTTAAACTTACAGAAATTTCATCACAAAGCGCATTGATACCATTTGCAACGGCTCCTATTGAGTTTGAAAGTGGTTATACTGCCTATGTGGTTTCTGGTGGCGCTGTGTATATTAGGCTTAATTTTGATAAAAACCATAATTTAGAGGTTGATATTTTAATGGCTGATTTAGTGGAGGATTTGAATAATGACCAAGAAGACAATTGAACAATTAGAACTAATGATGCGAAGGGAAGTTATGAGATTAGAAAAGTCCTTTACTGAAGACTATCTAATTAATTCAAGAACTGAGAATATACTTAATGTTTAAAGAACATGCCTTGTTCAACATGTATTTATAATTTTCTCAATAAGCGTTTAACTGATATTCATAACGAGAAAAAAGGTTCAGGGAATACCTGAACCTTTTTATATTAACTTGCTGCTATTAATGCGCCTTCAACTAAGCAACTAGAAGTTGTATCACGTTTACCTTTTGTTGTAGCTCCAGAACCCCAAGTCATACCAAATCCGCCATATTGACATTGTAGCCCTACAGTATTAGAAGAACCGTTAACGGGTGAGATTACTATACTTCCACTCCCGGAACGCAGAACGGTATCACAACCAGTAGCGGTAAGACCTTCAAAATGGACAGTGCTTGCAGCAGTACAGTTAAAAGCCGCGCTATAATTACCAGCGGTCACGTTATTTACTATGATATTTTTACCTGTTACTGTACAGCTTTGAAAGTTTAAAACTGCTGTATTCGTCAAACTCTGTAACTGTATATTATAACATCTTGAAAACGTACAATTAGCAGCAAATCCGAAGGCATTGTTATCACCGCCATATATTACACATGCTTGTGCCATATTGCGAATTGTAAAGCCTTTAGTAACATTGTTAAGGAGCCAATAAGTAACGCCCGGCCTATTACCATAGGTTCTAATAGCGTTAAATAAACTATTCATGGGAGAATCTTTACTCAATCCATCTCCCATAGCTGTTTTACTTTCATCAACATATACCGTGAATTCTTCATGAGAAAATCCTTTTTGAATGTCACCATAACCACAAGGCATATATCTGCCACACAATGATTTATCATTACCAACGGCCACAGTTCTAAGTCCATAATAATCAACCATTATGCATTCTTGTTCATATCCTGAATAGGGAATAGGGATGTTCCACCATTGATTGATATTGCCGGTTTCAAGGTTGAATGTTGCTATTCTTGTTTCTGCTTGTGGATAGTCTCCGTTGAGGAATACGCTAGAAGTTAAACACCACATTCCATTATAACAGAAAGAACCTTGTGTAAGTGTATACTGGAATGAGTTAGGGAGTAACGGATTCGGTCTATTAGCATGATTTAGTTTAACTTGATGAATTAATTCCCAAGTTTCAGGATTGTATATATATAAACCTCCTCCATATACGTATAGACATCTATTAATGGGGTCATATGCAACATTAGAAACAGGCGCTGATATTTCCGGTAGCGTTTTTTCACTCCATGAAACCGGTTGATTTTGTGCTATGCAAATAACTCCGATTCCTGTCATAGGTGCCACGTAGTAAGTTGAAGAATGCCCATTAAATGTAATATCGTTACCATGTCCCAGAATATCAGGTCCCATGATTGTATTAGAGACCTCAAAATCTTTATTATAATATGTAATTTGATGTTTATCCGAAAGAGTGACATATCCGTACTGCGCTCCCGTATAATTAGCGTCCGTACAACAACCGCCCTGGATAGTTGATGTTATATTAGAATCACTTTGAATATAGTCATATCCATTAGTGTTAATATTAATATCTTTAGTGTACACAACGCCAGCATTTGCGGTTAAATTGTAATTATTCAGATATTTTTTATCTATATACTGAGGATTAGTTAAATTAAATTCCCCGCTAATATTGCAAGGCGTGTTAGTATTACTAGCATAATTAATTAAAGAGGTTAAAGATGTGTCAATGCTAGAACTTGCGTTTGTTGCTCCGAATTCTTTTAGCGTAGGGGTTCCGATGGGGCACGGGTACGCATATAAACCATTAGAAACAGGTATTTCAAAATCAAATTGTTTAGGTTTATGAATCCAATATAGGCAAGCTCCGTCTGTGTTTATACCTTGGTATGACGCGGTAATCGCTACAGAATTATTTACTATAGCGCTGTCAGTTTTCATAGCGTCAACGTTTAAATAGGAAGTAGGCGCTTTAAGGAACGCCGCGATAATATCAGAAAGTTCGCCGTTCTCTTTCATTTCTTCTAATTTATTATTAATTTCTTCTTGAACATCAAGATTTTCAAAATAATTATTGATATATTCAAGCGCATTATTTAAAGTTGTTTCAAAATCATCTGTTTTGTCGGAAAGTGCTTTAAACCCATCAATAGCCTTTTTTACTTCTCTAATAATCCAATCAAGGTTAAGGTCGTGGAAATTGCTATATGGAAATTGTTCAAATGCCATTATAATCATCCTTTCACTAATAAACTAAAAGACAAAACCTATCTTTAAACTGTTCAATTATATAATCCTGTACTATGAATTTAGAGACGTTGACCTCGCTAAGGAGCATATCTTGACTTGTAGTCACCCCTATGTTTCCATACATATGCCCATTATGTGAGCCTATCGAAGAACCATTTGAATTATCAGTATTTGTATTATTTACTATATTGTTGTCACTGTCTGTAATTCCTTTGTTAAATGCGTTTACCTGATGTTTTGAAGTGCCGTTACTGGTACCGGTTGAGTTAGAATGTGATTGATTAGAATCAAGCCATTCTTCGAAGCGGTCATAATTATAAATAGGGTCATATTCTAATTGCATAGCGTCATACATTCTTTGCCAGCTGTCAAGCTGGCCTTGTGACCAGAAGCCAATAGCGTTCTTCATAGTGTTAGGTTCAGGGTATATGACCTCAAGCTCTGCAAGCTCTAGTAAAATGTTATTAATAATTAGTTCTTTATCCATGCCTGTCGGCACTACGAATTTATCAAAAATTGAATCATCATAGTTATACAGGCCTAGAATTGACAGCCAAGCCTTCATTCATAGCACCTCCCCCATTCTCTAAAGGATTTACACGCCAATCGACAGAAATCAAATCCATTTGAAACATATTGTTTGCTTTTTCGCATTGTTTTTTTAATGTTTTTAGCCACATATCGCAGCGTGTAAAGGTTTCTACATTATTAGCGTTAACCTCGTCAACAATTTGCCTTTCCTTCTTTTCGGTGTTGGCATTTGGCAAACCTATGTCTTGCGCAAATTGATTCTCTATTTTCTGAAGGTCTACCAGAATATCACTTGCGATATAATTTTTATTTAGGTCTGATTGAAAATACTGAAACAAAGGATCCCCTTGATTATTGACTAGCTTATTATCATAAAATACGGCGCTATCGCCACGGTTAACCATATCGAGCATTTTTTTGAAGCTTTCTGCTGTACTCTTATTTCTAGCAGCGAATGCGTAGGTTAGTTTACTATTGAACATATTTAACGATAGCGCTTCACTGGTAATTGCCATCAATTCAGCATAATAATTGACTAAATCCATAATACCGCCATAATCAGGCTGCATATAAATTAAAGTACATTGCTTATCAATAATCAGCTTCCTGGAGCCTTTTAAAAGCGGATTAGCCACCACGCAAAACAAGGGTTGATAAAATACATTATAGCCGCCCAGTGTGCACCCGTTCGCAATAACTCCGAATTTATCAGTATTGAAAATAGTAAAGCTGCCCCAACAATACAGGCAGTATAAAAGGTAATTTTCGGCCCAAAATTCGGGAAATTTCCATTTAAAGGTACTCATAGCCTTTTGTAGTAAATAACGCCTAAAATAGCCCGTTAAAGCTGCGTTTTGGCTATGCACTGTAGAGGGTGAAATCTCACTGTTATAAATGTTGATATGATTATAATCATAAGGTGCACCTTGCCTATATATATCATTCATAGAAAAACCCTCCTTCTATATAATTTTTAATAGTTTCTAGTTCGTTGTCGGTGCATGGTATTTCAATATCAGCATGATAGCCCATAATAAAACCTGGAATAGATGATATAGTTTTATCAGCATAAACTGGAGAACCTAAGTCCGAAATTGATGTTGACGTAATATTATTAAATACTCCATATACAATACAGGCATTAGCTTCTTCAATAACACCACTACCGCCGATAGAGCTTGATTGTGGTGTAAGATGTTGGCTAATATTATATGCTGCCGAAATTGCAGCCATTCCGGTACCTGCTATATTCATAGTTGCTGCATTTGTGACAAGAGGTATTAACGAAGTTGCTAAATACATAGAATCAAGGCCAGCTTGCCGAACCCCAGCCAGAGGGATTGGAACGCCAATATTACAACTTTCCCTATGATATACACCTTCAGATGAAGCTATTTTAAATACACCTTTCCCAGTAACGCCATCAATTTCCACCGTTAAAGTATTAGTCCCGTTCCGAGCTATATTCGCAGGTAAACTAATTACACCTATTCTAGGAATATAAATATAATAGTTAGAATATGGTTCATAATTCAAATAGGCGTTTGGCGTTGATTGGGGGTGATTCGGTAGTGAGAATGTTACGCTTCTTGAAAAATTAGTATTAGGTAAAGCCCCTAAAGACAAAGCGTTCCAGTAACCTACTTTTACCGGTGTTGTTACTATAACAGACTGTGTTAAAGGGATCCATATAATAGATGTTATATATTCCAACGGATTAAAACGTGTTTTCCAACTTTGATCGAATTCAGACCAACCCTCGGAAACGGTTCTTAAAAATTCATCCGAATATAAAAAATCGATAAAATTTGATAACATGCTATAATTTGCCATATAATATTTAGGTATACCGGAATCACCAATCAACCCAATAACAAACGTTCCGTTAGTTAATGGTACACCTATATTTGATAAATTCCATAAATTGTCAGTTGTAACATTTGATACTGTGACTTGATTGGTGATAGGATAATAGGGATCTTTAATATAATAGTTTACTCCCTTTGTTGCGCGCAAAACATAAATATTTTGTTTTCCTATTTCAGTCCTCCAGCTTGCCAAAGCGTCAACCGATAGCGAAGCAATCCAGCGCCCGGCGTCCCATGTCCAGTTAGAAACAAAATAATAACGATGAGTACGCCAAATATATGCGTAATTATAGGCGTATGGTTCAGAATCAAGAATTAATTCTATGTTAGGGTTTAGCATATCCGTGGGACTTAGGAAATTAATATCAAATAGTGTACCCTCAGTTGGTTGTTTAGTGCTATTCTGTTTTTTAGAAAATGTATAAAGATAACATTCCAACGCTTGCACCTCCTAAAAAAGCCCCGAATTAACGGGGCTTTTTTTGTTAGTCCAGAAGAAGAACAATGCCGTTTTCCGTGAAATCATTATAATAGCATTCGTCCCAATGCCACCATAGATTAGTATAACGCCCCGCGACATTATGCGGCGTTGCGCCCATAGCTTGATTTTTAGGAATGAATCCCATTGCTTCTTCGTCGAAAATAACTCCTAGAACTTTATTAATTTTTTGTTCTGCACCAGTGACAAGTGTGCCATCCTCTGCCTTTGTATATACAGGCGTCACATCAATGCTATCAGGCGAATCTATAGCCTGCCAGAAGTTAACCCCTTCATAGTCAACCATTTTCATGCTATCGCGCTGGAACAAATCAGACAACACCATTGTGCGCGCCTGGCTCATGAAATCGTTGAACAAGTAAACCTTTTGTTTATTTTTAGGGGTATGCCGCTTAACTTCATTACCGACAATGTTAACATGCCATAGCTGAGTGCGTTCCGTCAGACGATTACTGAAAACCTCAATCCTGGCATATAGCCAGCGCACAAACGCGATAAAGTTGTCAGATTTATAAATATCATTCACTGTTAATTCTTGACCGGTTAACGTATTATATTCTGTGAGCAGATGAACAACACATGAAGGATTAGCAACATTAACACCACCGATAAAGTTCGCAATAGTAGCCCTTGCTACGTTTTCATGCACCTGTTCAATCTGGCTGTTAATGTTAACCATAACACCATTGAAGAATTGTGCCCACTCTTCAGGATTTCTTAAAGCCATGTCAAGTTGATTGTCGTAAAAGGTTTTATGCTTGGCATATGTGTTAAAACCATAGAAATTAGTTTGAACTACGCTCGGCTTATTGACGGTGTACATGTCAATAGATTGCCCCTGCTGTAATTCAAAGGCGGGCGAATCCTCAAAATCATCATCAAGGTAATTTACTTTACGCGTATGATTGCCGAACCGTTCAGGCCCTGCTCTAAGTCCCGCAAATTTAGCGTTATATGGTCTAATGCTAAAAATTGTACGGGTCAATACCTGCGACATCGCGGTCAATAGCTTATCATATCCAGTAAGCAAAACCGTTGTCGCTGCTGAAACAAACGACGAAGTATCAGTAACCTTCAAATTCGTTTGACCAGTTGCCTGATGTACAATTTCATTAAAAACAGTTGCTGCCTGGTTTACTGTTAGCTGATTAACACTCATTCGTGATCACTCCTTATATATTCGTTAATTGTAAAGCTATTACGCTTTACTAGGTGGGTTAATGATTGCGGCGGTTATAATATCATCAACACTCTGGTCTTTAGGATAATCACCGCCGACGGTTTGAATATTATTTGCATGAATTGCGCTAGTTAAAGATTTTAGCGTTGCGTTAATTTGGTCAAGCGCCTTTGATTCAATAGCTGAGTTATCGACAGCAGGCGCAGCAGGCGCAGCAGGCGCCGCAGGCGCAGCAGGCGCAGCAGGCGCAGCAGGCGCGCCCTGCCCTTCGTTATGCTCTGCGGCAACAAGCTGTAAAATCTGGTCAGCTTTGAAGCCCGCTTTGCATAGCTCAACAATATCATTTACTTTCATCTTTAGAACCTCCCTTTATTTTGTTTATAATGCTTTCCAGAAAATCCTTAATATTAGGATTTAATGCGCTGAGATTTTCAATAATGCTAGTTATTTCCATAAATGCAAGGTACACCGCCGCTATAACGGTTATTGGAATATTAATTGTAATATTTAAATAAGGTAAGCACACCTCAACAGTATAACACAATACAACGGCTAGGAAAATCCCAATTTTCCGAAGGCCTCCCTTGCGCATTTCACTTGATGAATACGAGTTGTTATAAAAGGCTTTTACTAATCCGGTTATAATATCTAAGATAATAAATACTATAACAACAAGAAAAGGAATGAAGCTTGCACAAGTCATCACTTCACCCCCTTTCTTTGTTATGGCCCTAAACAATCAAGTTCCTAGTGTGCGTTGAACTGTACCGGCGCGCCCTTCCGAGGCCTGCACATTGGCCGGTTTGTTAGGAATACCATAAGTATATATTACTTCTAATATAACTTTTTGTCAATCAAAATATTTTTGAAATGAGATTTCACAGGCTTCATCTTCAAAGGTTATCAGATTATCCATGTAATCCATCCATAAATGTATATAGTGGCTTTTAAATCTTGCTATGCCTATGTCGTCAGTTGTGAACGTTTCAGGATTTCCTGACTTATGATGTGATATATAATAGTCGCCCTTTCTATTCGCATAAATAGTAATTTCTCCAATCGCCGCTATAGCGTTATAGCCCTTTAGAGAATGTGATTCAATTTTACTTCCTGTATTATAGTCGAATTTATTACTAATAGACATGTCATAAAAGCGGGTACCCTTGGTTTGAATATATAAGGCCTGTTCTTTTTTCTTACGGCTAATTTCAGAATAGCGCAAATCTATTAAACAGATTTTACGCTCTGGCATGAATTTAACCTCAATGCCTTTTTTCTCCATATTCATGAAATGCTTAATCAAGCCTAGCTCTAAAAATAAGCTACAGCCTATATCTTCGCTATTGCTCGCCGCTATTGCAAGTAAAGGCTTTTGACCTTTAAACTCACGGTTACGGTTTATTGTTTCATAAGCATTAAAAAAAGCAGCAGCTTCGCCTTTTATTTTTTTCTCGTGTCGTTCTGGTATAAATTCATCATAAAAGAATAGTTTCATCCATTCACCGCTAAGGCCGCGCAATTTAGAAAAGGTTGTCAAGGCCCCAGCTACTCCAATAGCCTTGCCACTTGGTTTTATAACCTCGTCTTGCTCAACACCATAAAATATACCCGCTGATACCTTAGTGTTTTTTTTCATTATTATATTTATGTTGTGGTCCGCATTGTATTGATTAAATGGATTTAATTCGTCAGTTAATATAGTATCAAAGGCTAATTGTGTACGCCTTAAATATGTAAAGCCTATATTATTGGTTAGAACATAATCAAAAACTCCATACGTTTTACCAGTTCCACGTCCTCCCACTATATAAATAAAGGTAATGCCCTGCGCTTCACAGCGCTTTACAATTTCTGGAACATTCAGCCATTCGTCCGGTGTATATAACCATTCTGTTTTCATTCTTAACACTCCTGTAATGCAAAAAAACAGCCGGACGGCTGTTTTTTTCGCTCTGAATATTTTTAGAAAGGTAGGTTTTCCTTGTTATCTTTTTTAGGCTCCAACATGTGGAATTGAACCGCTACCACGCGCAAAATTTGCACATCTTTATATTTATCATTTTTAAGAAAGCCTTGAACGGAAATCAAACTGCCTTTTGTGCAATACTTAGCCAGTGTTTCAGCTAGCTTATTCCAGAAAACAGTTGAAATAAACACGGTTTCTTCTTTGGTGTTCTGTACTGCAATACTACAGGAAACAACTGGTTTCCCTCCTTGCGTATTGCGAAGCTCCGGATCTGCTGTAAGACGTCCAACAAAAGTAACATTGTTTAACATTGCGCACACTCCTTATAATTTAAGTATTAAATATATAATATATTATAGTTCAATCCATGTCAAGACATTTAAGCAATAAATGACAATCTTGTAATAGTCTGTTATATTCGGGAATTATTCCAAGCTGATAGGTTGAATCTTTAATTACTACATTCCGCGTTATAGGTATTATCCGCCCCTCTGCTTCTATTTCTTTTATCTCTGGAAAGTCATTATATACGCTGTCAGTTCCTCCAGCCTTTACAAAGGTAAAAGAGGGGCCCTCCCCACTATTTAAAAGCGCATTTAATCCGCCATGCTCTTCTAGTTCTTCACCTCCTAGCTTTTTATTGACGCCCGAAATTGTAACGCCTGTTTTTTCTTTTTCGTCTTTAATATAGGTAAAGGCGTATTTTTTAGCGCCCCAAGTTATAAACCTAGTGTAATCCTTATCAGGTGTAAACATCCCTATATAATGACGATTTCCCGCGTTATCTATTGCAGAAAATCCTTTTTCTTTTGCTATCGCTTTCTGTCTTTGGTTGTAATCTGTAAAATCTACAGAGCCCAAATACTTAACAGAATCAGTATCACAATAAATAGCATTATCTCCCGCCAACTTCAAACCCTTTTCAAGCATTAACCTACAATAGCACGTTGTCCATATACCCCATTGATATGGCAGAAACGCCCTTTTATTATGTTCTTCGAGTAACTCTTCTGCGCTTTTACGGTTATCAATAACAAACAAATCCAAATCTTCAATATTATTCCCTATATATTCTTGAACCGCTTCTATGCTGTCAAAGGCTTCTACATCAATATACAAATTACTTTCCTTTACTGGATCCTGTGCAGTCATGCCATATATAGAATTTAATAGCGCTTTTAATCTGCTATATTCATATTCATGATTATCATCACCCTTTAGCTCTGTTTTCTTTGTATACCAATTTTTAAGTAATTCAAGATAACAAGCCGGTAAATAATCATAATTGGAATAATAACAATCTATAAATAAAATATCTTTAATATCGTATTCATCAATAATAATTTTCAAGTCAATATCTGTTATGGTTGTCTCAATATATTGACCCTGTAATAATCTGCCATTATCTTCTATAGTTCCCATGCATTCCCTGCATTTAGCCTTTGCTAAATAAGGAAAGCCCCAATATTTATTTTTTAATTTAAAATCATAAAAAGCAACTCGCATAAGCAGCGCTTTTCCTTTATTTAATAAATCGGTTAATCTATCATAGGTTATAAATTTCTCCTCTATTGGTTTGAATGGTGTCATTGGAAATTTAAAGCATGCTTGCGCCGCAGGGTATGCGCTTTCTAAATCCATAGTTTTAACATTTTCAACAATGTTTCCCACATAATAACGGTTTGCATGGGTATTCCCTCCCCTGAATGCTTCTCGCAAAGCTTTGTAAACCTCATACCCTGGCATAATTTCCCTAAGCCATACGCGATTAACCCCGCGCATGGCTTTTTTCGCTTCTCTTCTAACATATCCCGTGCTAGTAAGTGGTATAGTATATAAAGTATCATTGTAATTTTTTAACCGACTGTACACAGCTTCAACCAATCCTAGAACATCATTTTGACAATATAATAATTCATCGGAATCTAATGGCGTCCATGGATAACGAATAATATTATAATCAAAATCGTATTTTTCGCTATATTTGCGGTGCTCTACATTCTCAGCCTTTGTAAATTCCAATAATGACATATTAGAAAGCCTGTAAGAACACCTAAACTCTAGCTTATTAAACATCGTGCACTTTAAAATAGCGCGTTTATCTACTGCAAAAACTTCCTCTGGTTTGAAATGATATATTCCAGATAAAAACGTGAACTCATAAGATAAATTATGAACATATATCACCAGCCGTTCATTATCTCTCAGTTGGCTGCAAATTTTCTGACATAATTTTAAAAAGTCGTCCCATGTTCTCCCTACAATCGTATATTCAAGCCCAATTTGAAACTGCCACACGTACATAAAGGCCTGGTACCGTGGAACAACCTCATTTTTTATTTTGTCATAATCTTCTTTATATTTAATTTTGCTGGTTTCAATATCAAACGCGCACACAATGTCTTTATAATAAAACGGTTCACCCTTATAAGCATTGTTTCCAACCGGGCGCTTTTGCCGTCGAATTTGCTTCAAATCAGTTGCGTATTGATTGGTTAATAACATATTAAACACCTAGAACTTCAGTTTCTCATAGAATTTAGAACGGCTCATTCCTACCGCTTGCCTATCAAAATCCGGTAGCTCTCGAATCTCTGGTATATGTTTTCTAAATACGTTAATTCTTCGTAATAATATATGCTGCGGAATTTGCTTTTTTTGCGCCACGTTAAACAGTTCGGCTATTTGCTCACTATCGTAAATTTTTCCGCCATATTTTTCACGTGCATAATTCATAAACTCTATAAAATTCCAATAATTTTCTTCTGTTATATTTGGGTAATTCTTTTGTAATGATTTTAACATTTCAGCTTTTGCTATCTTCTGGCCTTTTACGGTAGAAACACTACTAGCAACAAATTTGCTTACTGCTGTTAATTCATAGGCTAACCCTTTTATATCCTTCAAACTTCTAGTTGTCGGAAAACCTTGAGAATTAGCCTTAAATGTAGCACTTTGTGAAAATTCTGTTTCGGATAATCTGTCAAGCCTTTTCATCGCTATGCTTCTCAACCTAGTGTATTCATGCCGCAATTCTCGTTCACTAAACTTTCTAACTAAAGTATAGGGATTATATACGTTATAATTGCCAAGCTTTAAATTGTTATTATTCAAAATAAATCACCTTGCTTTCTACAATAATCAATCCATGATTCTTTGACCATATCCCGAATAATTGCGCTGCGCGTCTTATCAGTCAATAAAACAATTCTATCTAAAATTTCGAGCGTTTCACGTGAAACAGTAATTGAAATTGTTTTTGCTTTTTCCATTCTATAAATTCCTTTCTTTAGTAAAAAAAAGCCGATTATTCGGCTTTCTCTACGTCGTTAATGTTAACCCATGAATATATTTCCTGTAAAAGTAAACGGTCTGCTTTCACTTGCATAACGGTGAAGTTAACCCCTTTATAATATTCTGGAATTAAAACACTCACGCCAGCATAATATTGAGCGCTTTTTTTTATTTTTACTATGTCACCTACTGCATAACCTGAAGCTGTCAGAATCTTTATTTTTACGGTTTGTCCTGTATATATAATATTTGGATTTGTTTTATATTCAGGATTCCAAGCTAATAATTGCGATAAAGTCGTACCATATTTAGACGCTATCCCAGAAAGTGTATCTCCTGATTTAATAGTATAAACTATAAAACCATCTTCAGCTGGCTTTTCCGTTATATGCTCTGGCATAATATTAATGTCAAAATTAACCCCGTCAATTTCTAAAATTCCCGTCTGGCAAATGTCCCATGAATAGTTATCTCTATAGTTATTGGAAGGGTCGGAAAACCATAATAAAAATTCTTTGCTATCATAGTCAAGACCTTTAAAATATGATGTAATGAAATCATGATTAGTGTAAATTCCGGTTTTTATATTATAACGCTGTAAGTAATGATGAAAACTTAAGAACATGCTTTTAGTCAATGCTTGTGTTGGCCTCTTCTGGTATCTTTCGTAATAATAATTTACCGAATCATATTCATAATCAAAAAATACACCTATATTAATATTTGATAAATAAGGCTTAATGGTTTGATAACATAAACTAGCTTCAGCCTCTGCGTCTACTTCGTTCGAAGCATAACTAAACCAATAAGCACCAATATCAAAGCCCTTGTCAATAGCTTCAGTTATATTTCTTATGAAATAAGGATCTTCCTGTTTTTCATACATCCCATAGCCTGCGCGTATGATTGCAAATGTGAACCCATACTCTTTAAGCCTAGACCAATCAACAACGCCTTGATATTTGCTAACATCTACACCCACTAATAAAGTCATTTTTTTGTTCCTCCTTAATATACAGGCTTTCCAGCCAATATTTTCTCACAAATACGAACAAGATTATCATCTAATTTAACAACTTTACAATATTTTCGTAAATAAGCAATTAATATTCTGCACCGAAATTCTAGCGTTTGCCATTTATCTAGGTAATCATTACACTTAGCTTTATAGTCAATCAATTCATGTTCTACATCGTGCAATATACCTAAATTCTTTAATTCTTCTTTCGTCATAACACCCACCCTTTCTAAATGTTTGATTATATAGTAGCACTAATGAATAGCATTGTACAGTTACAATATTGTTACTATTGGTTACAGAATTGTTATTTGTAACGGTGTTATATTGGGGAAGAGCATGGATACCCCCGGGGGGTATATTAGGGTA